TGTTAAATAATTCTCTTCAAAGAGATGAGAAAGCAAGATACTGGTGGCAACAAAGTGGAGAGTTTCTAGATGAGTTAATGACTGATCTGAATTTAAATGATAAAGAAAGACAATTGTTTTTAGAAATTGTTTCTACTACCTCGGGAGGAGTAAACCCTAAGCAAAACTTAGAAATAGCTTTGGGAGTAATGTCAGATGTATTAGCAAACAGGCCCATACGAATGGGATTTAAAACTTCTCAAAGTTTAGACGTATTGCTGAAAGATAAGGATTCTAAAATTAATTCACCAAAATTTAGAAATTATACCGATACTTTTAAATATTTTGCAGGAACCGATGATCGTTTACCCAATACCACAAACGATTTACAAATGGCAAAAATATTTGGAATGAATCCTGAGGCTTTAGCAAACAATCCAGACTTGTACGCTTTAATGACAATGACTCTTAATAACCTTGCAGAAAACGTTAATACAGCAGATCCACAAGACGAGCTTCTTCAGCCTTTTGAATTACAAGCTATGATGTGGACGGAAAGTCGAGGTGGCAGATCTACTAATTTTTCAGAAATAGGACCACAAGTTTTAAACGAAATAGAAAAACTAGGATACAACATTACAAGAGAATCTATCGCTAACCCTAATTTCGTTAGAGATTTACAAAAAACAGTAAAACCATTTGAAGAAAGTATTAAGATGACAGTTGAATCAGGATCTTTTTTAAGTCCTCAAGGACAAAAGATTGAACAGTTAATTCAAAGCTTTCCTGATGACAGTGTTTTGATGTCTAATATAGATAAAGTAAATAGAGGCGCTAATAAATCACTAATAACAAAATCAGGAAAAGGACCCTCTGTAATTGAAGAATTAGTTTCTGAAGTTATTGGACAAAAAGTAACCATGTCAAGGATGATACAAGGGTATGGCACTTTTGAAGGTAATGTGGGAGACAATGTATATATTCCGTCAGTTTATAGTAATAACAAGGGTCAAATGGTTCAATTAACCGATGATCAAAGAATATTTGTATTATCTGTTCTTGGAAAATATTTAAATCAAGCTGCAACAGCTTCTAGTAATTTTTTTACTGTAGAAGAAGGAATGGAGCAGCCCGATGGAGAGGTGATGCAAACAACTTCTTTTTATGTACCAAACACAAAATTTGATAGAAAACAACTGCAAGAAGTTCACAATTTATCGGGATATGATTTCAATGTAGTTCCAGTGACAGGAGGATTTGTTCTTGATACAATCTCTTTTGACGGAAAACCAAACAATGAAAAGGTTGAAAAAGCATTACAAACTGTTTTTGGCAAAGATTTAAATGTTGGTATCATAGACACAGTGTGGTATGGTGATTATATTGAAAGTAACAAATACGAGGAAAATATAAATGACTTTATACAAAATGACACCCGAGCAGATCAAGAAGTTGAACTTACCCCAGAGTCGTTCATCGATATCTTTTCAAAAATTGAGAGCATCTCCAAAAAAAGAGACCAAGGATACCAAGCCATCATCGACTCAACCAAAGTCATAAACCTTTTAAAGAAAAACAATATTCAACTTAAAAATAAAGGCGGCTATATTTCTTTGCCTGAAATACCATCGCTTGTAAATGGTGGATTAGTTGATATAAATTATCTAACGAGACCTTTAAACAATGGCAGATAATATAGACAAAGCTTTAGACCTAGGTGGTAAACCTGAACTTGAAATCTTAAAAAAAGAAACGGAAGTCGTGGTTGACGGACAACGAGTCCCGGCTCCTGAGGGATTAGAGATTGAAATGAATGAAGATGGTGGTGCAACACTCGACTTTGATCCAAGAGAAGCTTTACCTGAAATTGAATTCTATTCTAACTTAGCAGAAGTTATTGACGATCGAGATCTAGCAGAATTAGCAGATGAGTTAATGTCAGATTTTGAAAGCGATAAGTCTTCAAGAAAAGAATGGGAAGATGCCTACATCAAAGGCTTAGGGCTGCTAGGTATCAAGTATGAAGAGAGAACCAATCCTTTCCGTGGAGCGAGTTCCGCAACTCATCCTTTACTAGCCGAGAGTGCTACACAGTTTCAAGCAACAGCATTTAAAGAACTATTACCAGCAGGCGGTCCTGTGCGAACAGTAATTATGGGAGATGAAACTCCAGAGAAGTATGCAAGAGCAGGACGAGTCCAAGAGTTTATGAATTTTCAGTTAATGAATAAGATGGAAGATTATACCCCTGAATATGATCAGATGTTATTCTATTTACCTTTAGCAGGTTCAACATTTAAAAAAGTTTATTACGATGAATTAATGGAACGACCTGTTTCTAAGTTTGTTCCAGCAGAAGATCTTGTTGTGAATTATCTGTCAACTGACTTAGATAACTGTGAACGTATCTGTCATGTTATCAACATGAGCTACAATGATTTTAGAAAAAAACAAGTTTCAGGATTTTACAAAGATGTAGATATCTTACCTCAAGAAGCAGAAGAGAATGAAGTACAAAAAAGATATAATGAACTACAAGGAACAAAACCTAGTTACGCAGATAAAGTAGTAAAACTTTATGAGTTTCATACCTCTATCGATTTAAAAGATTTTGAAGATAAAGATGATTCTGGTGAAATGACAGGAATCAAAATTCCATACATTGTGACTGTTGAAGAAGGATCAAGTCAAGTGGTGGGTATTCGAAGAAACTACGAAAAAGATGATCCGAAGAAAATGAAGAAACAGTATTTTGTTCAATACAAGTTTTTACCCGGTTTAGGTTTCTATGGTTTTGGTTTAATTCATTTAATTGGTGGATTGTCGAGAACAGCTACTGATATTTTAAGACAGTTATTAGATGCAGGAACTTTATCGAATTTACCTGCAGGATTTAAGTCTCGTGGTATTCGCATGAGAGATGATGCAGATCCTTTACAGCCTGGAGAGTTTAGAGATATCGATGCACCGAATGGTGATCTTCGAAATTCTTTTATACCTCTTCCTTATAAAGAACCTTCTCAAACTTTATACAGCTTATTAGGTTTTGTTGTTCAAGCCGGTCAGCGTTTCGCTAGCATCGCAGATATGCAAGTGGGTGACGCTAATCAAAACGCTCCTGTTGGAACAACGATTGCTTTATTAGAACGTGGATCTCGAATCATGTCAGCGATTCATAAGCGTTGTTATTATTCTCAGAAAAAAGAATTCAGATTACTTTACAAAGTGTTTGCTGATTACTTACCAGAAACTTATCCTTATTCTGTGGAGGGTGCCGATCGCACAATCAAAGCAGAAGACTTTGATAGTAACTTAGATGTGTTACCTGTTTCTGATCCTAATATATTCTCTACTGCGCAAAGAGTAACTTTAGCTCAAACAGAATTGCAGCTAGCTCAAAGTGCTCCTGATTTACATAATATGAAAGAGGCCTATCGAAGAATGTATGAGGCTTTAGGTATTAAGGACGTTGATCAGATTTTAAGAAAAGACACACCAGTGGCTCCTAAAGATCCTGCCACGGAACACGCAGATTTACTCGATGGTAATTTAATGCGTGCTTATGAAGGACAAGATCATGACGCTCATATTCAAAATCATTTACTGTTTGGAACTAATCAAATGATTTTGGCTAATCCTCCGATGGCGATGAAACTTCAAAAACATATTTTAGAGCATGTGTCTTTAAAAGCAAAAGAGCAAACCACTTTCTTAATATCACAAGGTCAATTACAAGAAGATCAAATGGATCAAGCCATCGCAAGATTGGAAGCTCAGTTTATGGGAGAGTTAAAACAAACCTCACAACAATTATCTGGTGCAGGTCAGCCTGATCCTGCCATACAGTTAAAGCAACAAGAGCTACAACAAGACGCAATGAAAGATCAAATGGACTCTCGAAGAGACCAGGCTAGAATACAGTTAGACGCTGAAAAACTCAGACAAAAGACAGCTACTGATCAAGCAAGAATACAAAAAGATTATGATATTGCAGATAAACGTGCTGAAGTTCAGTATGATAAAATGACAACTCAAAATTTAAATCAGAGAAGAAAAGATGCCTCTAAATAAAAAAGGTAAAAAAATCATGAAGTCGATGAAAAAAACATATGGGAAAAAAGAAGGCGAAAAAGTATTTTACGCTTCTAAGAATAAAGGCACAATAAATAAAGTTGAAAAGAAGAGTAGAAAAAGTGCCTAAGCCATATTACATTATGGATATGATAGATAAAAAAACAGAGGCACGTGTTCAAAAAATAATTAACGAAACAAGGGACTTTGTTCAAGATCAAGCAGCAAAAGGAGTGGATCTTGTTGAATTAGCCCAAGTAATGTTAAGTATGAGTCGTGAAGCAATGGTAGATGCTTATGGAGAGTACATTGCAGATACCTATATAACTACTCAAATTAGTAAGTTGCAAACACCTAAAAATAGTTTAACATTACACTAATGACTAAAAAGTTAACCAAAACAATACCACCCAAAAAAGGACCTGTGTCTCAAGGGATGGAAATTCCTTATGGAAAAATAGTTCCCGTAGGCTCTGTGCCAGAGGATAAGAAGCGTAAAAAAGGTTATGGTATCGCTTCTAAAGGTCTTAAATTCGAAGGAGTATTCTAATGCAAAAATGGATTAAGGATCTTTGGGAAAAACACCCAAAGAAAAAATGGCTCGTAATTGGTGTAGTAATCGGTTGGGCTGTAGCTCAAGTTATCTAATCAATGTTATCAAAATTATTAGGCGGATCTTTAGTAGACACTGTCGGTAAAGTTATCGACAGTGTCCACACTAGTGAAGAGGAAAAGCTAGCCGCAAGAAATAAACTCAAAGAACTAGAAAATGAAATTAACTCCAAACAAATGGACATTAACTTAGCTGACGCTAAGTCTACTGCTATAGGGATAGGTGGTATTATGCAGCGGTCGTGGAGGCCCCTCATCGGGATGTCCTGTGCCCTAGCGATATTGTGGGAGTACGTGTTAAAACAGTTTGCGATATTTATATTAGCAGCATTCAGCATAGAGCATGCTCCATTACCGGAGCTTGACATGGCGACTTTATTCCCGCTTGTCACGGCCTTACTCGGAATGGCCGGGCTTCGCAGCTTCGAAAAAAGTAAGAAAATTACACAATAGTGGATCGTTTCGATTACAAAGTAAAAAAACTAATTCAACAGAAGATCGAGGAAAAGAAAGAAGATTTATTATCAAGGTCTTTGAAATCTTTTGACGAATACCAATATCAATTGGGTAAGCTACATGGACTAGAGCAGTTTTTGATAGATTACCAGGATTTATATAATGAGGTAATGAAAGATGAGTAAAATAATACTTCCAAAAGGTTTTCAAAAGAAAACCAAAGTAGATGAAACAAAGAAAGAAGAGAATAAAAAGGCCGCTATGGACAGAGTTCCTCAAGCAACAGGCTGGAGAATTGTGGTGCTTCCTTATAAGGGAGTAGAAAAAACCAAAGGTGGTTTATTGTTGACAGATAAAGCAATAGAAGAGCAACAATTAACAACTAATGTTGGTTTAATTTTAAATATGGGACCAGATGCTTATGCTGATAAAAATAAATTTCCTAATGGACCTTGGTGTTTAAAAGGAGATTGGATTGTGTTTGCAAAATATGCAGGCTCCAGAGTTAAGATTGAAGGTGGAGAAATTCGCATTCTTAACGATGATGAAGTATTAGCAAAATTAGATGATCCTAAAGATGTACTAACCCTTTATTAAAGGAGACAATTATGGCTGAAGAAAAAATGGTAGACCTTGACACCACAGGAGAGGGTCAAGAGGTTGAACTTCAACAGGAAGATAAATCTACTGAAGAGAATAAAGCTGAAGAAAAAAAAGTAGAGACTTCCACTGAAGAAAAAAGCGAAGAGTCGTCAAAAGAAGAAGAGGATTCTAAAGATGATGGCTTAGACAAGTATTCTAAAAATGTTCAAAGAAGAATTAAAAAACTTTTGGACAGAGTAGAGAAGACTGAACAACGTGAACAAGAGGCTCTTCGTTTTGCAGAAAGTGCAAAGAAAAAATATGAAGAGTATGAAAATAAAATAAAGTCTCTAGATGAAAATTATATTAGTGAGTATGAAAGCAGAGTTAAATCTCAAATAGAGCAAACTAAAAAGGCTTATCAAGATGCGTTAATGAATAGTGATGTTAATGCTCAAGTAGAAGCACAAAGAGCTCTAACTAGATTGGCTATTGAAGAAGAGAGAGCTTTAGCATCTAAGCAGCAAAGAGAGGCTTTACAAAAACAACAAGAAGGTTTAATGGCTGAACAACAAACTCAACCACAACAACCTGCTCCAAGACAACCCGATCCACGAGCCGAGCAATGGGCTTCAGAAAACAAATGGTTCGGTCAAGATGAAGCAATGACTTTTACTGCTTTAGCTCATCATAAAAAACTTTTAAAAGAAGGTTATGATCCTAAAAGCGATGAGTATTATGAAGAAATTAATTCATATATGAAAAATCAATTTCCTCATAAGTTTGAGCAAAAACAAGAAGAAGAAGTCAAAGAAACTAAAGAGAGAGCACCACAAGTGGTTGCTTCTGCCTCTCGTTCAAAAACAACAAGCGGTTCTAAAAAGGTAAAACTTACCCCTAGTCAAGTTGCAATAGCAAAAAAACTAGGGCTTACTCTTGAACAATACGCAAAATATGTATAGATTGGAGACAATATGGTAAATAAAATGCTAAGATCTAGCGAGACTAGGGAAAAAACAACTCGTAAAAAAGGTTGGGTTAGACCTTCTTCGTTAGACGCACCCCCAGCACCGGATGGATTTAAACACCGATGGATTAGGGAATCAGTTAGAGGTTATGATGATACGAAAAATATCATGGGAAAATTACGAGAAGGTTGGGAATTAGTCCGAGCCGATGAGTATCCTGACTGGCAACTTCCAACCATTGAAGATGGTAAACACGCAGGTGTTATAGGGGTAGGTGGGTTACTGTTAGCTCGCATGCCAGAAGAGACGGTTGAAGAGCGTAATGCTTATTATCAAAATCTAACCGAGAGCCAAAGAGAGGCTGTCGACACCGATCTACTGAAAGTCGAGGATCCAAGGATGCCGATCAGTAAACCCCAAAGGCGTACCAATGTAACATTTGGTAAAGGAAACAAGTCGTAATCGGCACGGTTTGTTGAACGACCAATACTAACAACATATTACAAAGGAGTAATATAATGGCAAATCAACAAGGAAACTTTGGATTTCGTCCAGTTCTTATGCAAGGTTCCGCTTATAACGGACAAGGTCAACAACAAATGACCATTGCTAGCAATGAAACGAATTCCATTTTCATGGGAGACCCAGTTGTATTAAATGCAAATGGTTCTATTTCTCGTGGGTCCTCTGCTGGTGCTGAGCTTGTTGGTGTTTTCAATGGTTGTTTCTATACAGACCCAACTTCACAAAAACCAACTTTCTCAAACCACTATCCAGGGGCGATTGTAGCAGACGATATTGTTGCAAACGTAATCACAGACCCAGACGTGGTGTTTGAAGTCAAATGTGACGATTCAAACGCTGGACGAGCACAAGTCGGTTCAACATGTAATATCGCTACATATAGCGCAGGATCTACAAAATCAGGTATTTCCGATGTCGCTATTGACGGTGATACATTTGCAACTTCAAGTGCTTCTAACTTCGCTGTTTATGATCTTTCAACAGATCCTGATAACAGTGACTATACTGCTGCTAACGCTAACATTCTTGTTAGAATCAACAAACATCAGTATAGAGATACTACAGGCATATAGGAGGTTAAACTATGGCTATTTCTAGAAGTCAACTCGTTAAAGAGTTAGAGCCAGGTTTGAACGCTCTGTTCGGCTTGGAGTATGAAAGATATGAAAATGAACACGCAGAAATCTTTGATCAAGAATCTTCTGACAGAGCATTCGAAGAAGAGGTAATGTTATCAGGTTTCGGTTCTGCACCAACAAAAGCAGAAGGTGCTGGCATATCTTTTGACACAGCGGTTGAAGCTTACACTTCACGTTACACACACGACACAATTGCATTAGGTTTTGCAATAACAGAAGAGGCAATCGAAGATAATCTTTATGATCAGCTTTCTTCTCGTTATACAAAAGCTCTTGCAAGATCAATGGCAAACACAAAGCAAGTCAAAGGCGCTGACGTATTAAACAATGCGTTCGCTGCTGCTGGTGCCGCGGGTACAAATCCGGGTGGTGATGGTGTTTCACTTATCAACACTGAGCACCCATTAGCACAAGGTGGTGTTTTATCAAACAGATTAGCAACTGATGCTGATTTAAACGAAACATCTCTTGAGCAGTCATTAATTGACATTGCTGCATTTGTCGATGAGCGTGGTCTTAAAATCGCAACACAAGGTAGAAAACTAATTATTCCAAAAGAATTACAGTTTACTGCTGACAGACTAATGGCTTCTGCCCTTAGAACTGGAACTGCTGACAATGACATTAATGCTATCAGAAACATGGGAATGATACCTGAAGGTTATGTAGTAAATCACTTCTTAACTGACACTAACGCATTCTACATTAAAACTGATGCACCTAATGGATTAAAGCATTTCGTGAGAACTCCACTTTCCACAAATATGGAAGGTGATTTCGACACAGGTAACGTAAGATACAAAGCTAGAGAGAGATACTCATTTGGTTTCTCAGATCCTAGAGGTATTTTCGGAACTTCAGGCGCATAATAATTAATTAATATTTTAAAGGGCGTATGTCTTTGACTGCGCCCTTTTTTTATGCCATATTGAAAGTCTAGCATTTAACAGTCATACACACTGAGCTAGCAGACGGTATAGAGACTGTATGACGAATGGTCTATACAACCAAGGAGGTTTATTATGGCTACACACTTTAAAGGGCCAATATTATTTTCAGCGCAAAGAGCTGCACTAGAAAATTTAAATATTGCCAGATGGAATGATCAATTCATTCAGTTCGATGATTACGATCATGGAGCAATTGACGAGACACTAAGATGGACAATCGTTAAAGATTCAGGAGCAGCCGCAGCTATCGTTGCAGATGCTAGATCTGGTGAACTCAGCTTAACTTCAGCAAACACAACAGACAATGACGGTGCTTCAATTCAAGGTAAACAAGAGTATTTTTCTCTTCCTTCAACAGCGGGCGACAAGTTGTATTATGAAACAAGAGTTAAAGCATCTGATGTCGATCAGATGGATGTTCTTGTTGGATTAACAGAAACATTTACAACTAACCCTGAGGCTGCTTTACTTTCTGCTAACATCATTGGTTTCTTATTAACTGATGGTAGTGCGGTTATCGCAGGTATTACTGAAGCAAGTGGCACACGAACTACTGTTACATTTTCAGATACAACCTTATCAACTTTAACTAATGATACTTACGTAACTTTAGGTTTTGTTGCAACAAAAGGTGCTACTTCTTCCGAGGACAAAGTTGATTTTTATATCAATAGAAAATTTGCAGGAACAAGTAAGACTAACATTCCAACAGCAAACATGAAATTAGCTGCTATGAGTATATCAGGTGATGCTACAGGTCAGAAGATAACAACTTTAGATTACATGATGGGTGCTCAAGATAGAGATGTAACATACCCTGACGGACCTGCGTAAGGAGTAAATCATGTCAGTAACAAGCATTAAATCAAAACTGTTTAAGGCTGTTTCTGCAGACACTGCAGCTATTGCAGCACTTCAAACTTTAGGCGGAGCCGGTAATATGAACTTGACAGGAACATCTGTAAGTGACGGTTCTAACATGGATACCACAGTGACTCTTACTTCAGGTGGTAACATCTCAGGAACAAACTTTACCATAACTGGCACCGATGCTAGTGGAGCAAGTGTAAACCAAACCATTGCTGGTCCTAATGCAGGAACTGTGACTACTACTCAAAAGTTTTTGACAGTAACACAGATTGCAACGAATGGTGCGGTTGGCACAAATACCTCTGCAGGATTCACTGCAACTTCAGGCACGCAAGGTATTGTATTTGCAGGCGCCACTAGAGTTAGAGGATTGCATGGAGTCAGTAGTTCAACTGCTGGTGCTTTAATAATTAGAGACGGCTCACAAACTGGTTCTAAGTTATTAGAGATCGACACTCCTGCTGCCGCAGGTCAAGTTGATCCTTACATTCCTGATGAAGGTATCCTCTTTAGAAACGGTGCATATATCGACATTAGTGCTGGTTACGACAGTGCTACAATTTTTTTTGATGGGTAATGGCAGATAAGCAACCACCAAAAACTAAAAAGTATTTCCGCTCCACCAAAAGTGGGGCGGGAATGACTAAAGCAGGTGTTGCTCGTTATAGACGAGAAAACCCTGGCTCTAAATTAAAAACTGCTGTTACAGGTAAAGTAAAGCCCGGCAGTAAAGCAGCAAAAAGAAGAAAGTCGTTCTGTGCTAGAAGTGCAGGACAAATGAAAAAGTTTCCTAAAGCAGCAAAAGATCCTAACTCAAGACTAAGACAAGCAAGAAAGAGATGGAAATGTT